TTCTCATATCTTTTTTCATACTAGCCATATGCTTAGTAGTGTGATGCTTTGAATGCTCTTTTAATTTGTCCGTTTGTTTCTTAGTTAAAGCAGCCATTATTTTTTCTTCTTTATCATTTTTTTTAATGTTTTAGATTGCCTGAGATGCATCTTAGATGCACCTTTTAATTCTTTAACTATTTTTTTAATCTTACGTTTCATTATTTTTTCCCCATAAGCTTCATGGCTTGACCCGCACCTTTGATACCAAATGAACTGGATACAGCTATAAATAATAAATACTGATACCAATCTGGTAAAGTGTTAAGCACTTCAAATCCTGCTCGTACATGTTCGGTAAGTGACGGAATGAAGACTAAAATTGCGGGAGCTAACAGGACGACTAAAGCAAATTCATCCTTCCAGCTTGAATCTGTATTATCAGCCATAGATTTTTCCCACTCGACCTCGCCAGCTGCAACTCGTTCTGCAACTTTGGCTTTAGCCATGACCGTAGCTACTTTGGCTTTTCCTTCTGCCTTTGTCTTCTCAACCTTGTTGTCCATCCAGCTAGTCGCTAGATTTGCAATAGGTCCAATTATCGCTGCGAACATTTGCAATCCTTTTTGACAAATCTATTATCAACCCAAACTTTACCATAGTATAAAATAAAAAGCCACAGTGTAAAAAGTGCTCCTTCTATATAAGATAAACTATTCCACGCATCTAATATTGTATTTTCCATTTAAATCTCCTATTTAGCTATACTTCTTAAACTTTCCATTACTGAATCAATGCTGGGGATCTTTGAGTTCTTATTTACCACACAACGATACTGCTTTGGACATCCTACTCTAATATCAGCAAATTCTAACTCGTATGTTTTTTGAGCTCCAACGTAAATGCAAGCCATTTTATCTTTAAACACTTTCCTCGTTTTTAAACGGCAAGTGGTGTAGGTAGGCTCAATTATTTTGCCTTGCCATATTTTTTGCTGTTTAGTGTAATCTTTTGCTTCAGCTCTCTTAATCCAAATAGAGGTCAACACTGTAAAGAAACCAATTATAACTAAGAACAAAAGAAACCAACCAATTACTTCTGCAATTTGTTTTCTCAACGCTTGCTGCTTATATATGGTTCGTTGACGCTCTTTCCTAATCTCTCCTTCCATTTGAAGTAATTCATCATAAGCGTTAGGTCCTATGGTTAAATTTAAAAACATCTTTAACTCATAGCGTTGTTCTTCTAATTTTTTCTTAGCCGAATAAGCCTGTAGTGCTGTGGCTTCAATACTTCCTGCACCAAAGACTTTACCAAATATTCCAGGGTTCTTGGCTTGTTTTTCAGCGTTATCTATATCTGATGAGGCTCCCATCCACCTAGTTAAGTCACCAGACATTTGTTCTAAATCACGACCAACAGCAAACCCACTCTTAATTGCAGAGAATGCTTTGCTTGCAACACCTACGGCTATTGATATAGTTACTGGATCCATATCCAGATTATATCACACCTTATTTAGGTTTGTTAGCCCTTGCCTTAGAAGCAGCATTCGTATTTATACGATACACATTCACATCGTTTCTATCGTCAGCAATGCTCTCTTGTAACTTCTGTCGTTCTTGAGCCAATTCATAAGTTTGCTGTATCTTAGCTCCGTCAACTTGAAAGTTCATTTGATCATTCATTGTTTTACGTTGCAATTCAGCTGTATCATTCTCTAACTCTTTCTTCCTTATCTCAACTAAAGGATCTTCTGGAGTTTGTGGTGCTAGTTGCGGTAATAACTCATTTAAAATCTCACCAATTTGTTGAGCTATTGCAGCTTCTATTGCAGCTGGATCTATCTCTGGCACAGGTTCACCTTGCATCTCAGCTTCTTGTGAAGCTTTTTCAAAAAATGTGGTTACTTGATCACGAGCCATTAAACCAACGTGTTCTTGCACATGAGACTGTAACATAATAAAACCTTGTGGATTTGCCTGTGAAGCAGGACTCGCCAAGAAAGGAATATGAGCTCTAACGTGTGCTTCATGATCTTGTTCCGGAAATGGTTGTAAAGGCATACCTTTTAAGGCATTCCCGTTTTCCGTAGCAGGATCCATGGGCTGTGGTTGTGGCTTTTGTGGTAAAATTGCATCAATATTCTTTATATCCAACGCATCATACATTCTTCTATACGCTTCATGGATGTTATGAATCTCTGGTGCTGCTTGTGCAAGCTGTAATTGCGTTTGTGCAAGCGATAATCGTTGTGCCATAGAGAAAATATTAGGGTCTGATACCGGAAGTATGTCCACACGACCATCAAAATCCTTTTGCATAGTCTCTGGAGGCACATTTCCAACAAAATAAGGGTATGGAACCGGATTTTCACTAAAAATCTCACCTAACATACGAAATTCTTGCTTTTGAGCGTAATGTAAACGCTTATGTATAGCAGAAATAATCTTAGAACCTTGTTCAATCAGTGCAACAGTCGTTCCAACCGGTGCATTTGAGTTCATATCGGCTATTTTTGCATCTGCAACCTGTGCAAAACGTCTACCAGAATCAACAACCACACCTAAAAGCTGTGCTAATGTAGCTGATGGCTCTTTGTATGGGAGGGGTATAATAGAATTCTTGAGGTCTCCACCCGGTACATCGATATCCCTAAACTCACCAGGATTAAGAGGCTCATCATCATTACGAATGCGAACACCACGAGCTTTAAAACCAGCCGGAAGATTAGAGAGCGTACCCGCATCAATCAACTGCCTTAAAATTGAAGTCGCTGCACGGGATAAACCCCCGATGGTGTGTAACAATCCAAAACCATAGAAACCAAACCCTGGTAAAAATTTGAAATGCGTAAAATACTGTCTCTTTCTTCTTAATGGGTCTTCTTCTCTAAAGTTTCTAGAAATAGATAACACTTTTCCAGAACTCTGATCAAGGGTGACAATATAAGGCAACATAATACCCGAAGGATTCCCCTCCATATCCGTGTCTTCAAAACCTTCCAGATCCAAATCCATATGGCATTCCAATAAGGTATAAGAGTCATCAGAATAGTTCGGACGTAGTCCCAACAACTCATCAGCACGTTCTTTGATAGCTCCTTCGCTTTCTCCATCGCCCGACTCAGATAATTCAACATCTTTATACACTCCTGCTACTTGTAGTTTACGAATGTCATTATATGTCATTCTAACAACATGCGTAACCCTCTCTGCCGTTCTTAGGTCAGAAGCCGAATACGGAACAACCATATCCTCGGCTGGTACAAATTTAGAAACTGCCCTTTGCTTAGTCTCGTCAAAATATACTTTCTTAAAGGTAGAACCAGTTAAGGGCAGATAAAATAACATTTGATCCGTATCAGGATCATACTCTTCCATGATCTCAGTAATCTGATAATTCATGAAATCTTCTACACGTTGAGCCTGTGCTTCAGTCTCTTGCGTAGGTGTTCCAAGAACTTGAGCTTTTACTGGCCCACCACTTGGTAACATCTCTTTATATGATTGCGATTGAAACTGCGTAACAGCTTCAGAAAGTAATGGGTGGGTTACACCACTGGCACCTAAAAAAGGTTCACTTCGATCCTCGTAGTTTATTCCTAGTAACCCTAATCCTTTTGATATAGCTTCTTCCCAATCTTCCCTAGACTCTAAATCTTCACGAAATTTAGCTTGAAGATCCGAGGACAGAGAACCAAGTACATCATCATCTAAAACCTCGGCTAAGTTGGCTGCATGATCATAAGGTTCTGCGTCAACTTCAACAGCTTCTTCGTCCAAAAGTTCTATGCCGTCAGGTAATTGTTCCTCGGTGCCCGGTACTTCGACCTGGAGACTATCTTCTTCAGGCATCATTTGACCACCCGCCCCCATTGAGCCTTCTACCATACCTGCTATTTGTCTAGGTTCTATCGCCATTATGTGATCCTTGTTTTTTTACTTTTTGTAGGAAGCATACGATCCGAAAATCGGTTGGTAACGCTTTTACCCTTAATTTTCTTTATGGGTTTTTTCTTAGCCATTATTTTTTTCTTTTAATAACTTCAGTTTTAAACTCTACCTTTGAATCTTTTCCTCTTTTACCATCATCTTTACGAAGTCCAGATCCCTCTCTCATATAAAGTTTTTTTGAAGTTTTTAAGTTTTTTGGTCTACTTTTTGGAATAGGAGGTTTACTCTTTGGAACAGGGACAGATACTTTTTTATCTTTTGGTCTGTTACCCCCCACTAAAGTTAATGCCAAGGCACCTGTTCCAGTTTTCCCGGTACCCCTAATTCCTTTGCCTATACTAGTGGATCTATTGCTAATACCCGACAATCCAGTTTTATTAGTTTTTTTATCTTTTGTTAGTCTATATTCTTTACCTCTTTTTGGCTGAAGCTTTGCTTTTTTCACAGTAGATACAGCTATATCTTTACCTGTTTTACCTGCTTTTTTAAGTAGCAGTTTAGCTGTTTTTATTACTTTAGGAAGAATTTTTGAACCAGCTTTAATAGCTACTCCTCCAACAGGAATAAGTGTACTTCCGGCAGTAACAACATCACTTGCTTTAATTCTTCTTGGGTTTTTTCTATTTTTTTCTTCTATAGCTTGGTTTACATCGGTTTTGGTACCACCTAAACCTTTTGTTTCATTTTGTTTTTTAACAGCTGCTTTAAATTTTTTGTCTTTTTCGCTCATTTTATTCTCCTAGTAGTATTCTCTTGCCCTACGAGGATACCAATCTTCTGGAATTTCCTCACCTTTTAAATCTATAAACCCACCTTGCCTAAAACGCATAACTGCCATTGTCATACTATCACAATAGTCATCATGATCGCCAAAAGGAAAAGAAGCAACTTCTTCTATAACGTCTTCCGCAAATCCTTCATCTTCAGGATACCACACTTTTCCCGACTCGAATATAGGAGATACAATATGCATCCTCATTGTCTTATCTACACCACCCCCACCCTTTCGTCTACCAGGACTAAACGTAGTAACAGGCAAATTTACTTTTCTAAGTTCATCAGCCAATGGTTGACCAGACGCTTTCGCCTCAATCAAAATCATATCAGGTTCCCAATATTCATTTTGCTCTATAGCAATTTCCTTTAACTCTGGAAAATTCCAACGACCCTTCATCGCATCCAACATTATAATATGCTGATCGCCATCTTCCTTTGGTTCAAATACACCCCACGTTGTTATAGCGGAATAATCGGCAGTCTCTTTTTTACTGTAAGCCGTATCATACGATTGAATTATATAATCCAGTTTAGGGATATCCTCTCTTTCCCACGGTTGCCACCAATCCCTTTTTATCATCGCAACAGCTTCTGACGTAGGATTTTGTTGCCACTGTGCATTCCACTTGACCGGGGACAGTGATGCCTTGACCTTTAATAATTCGTCCACGTCCCAAAACTCGGGCCATAAAGCTTTATCATTTGGAAGTATCGCTGGAAATTCAATTACCTCCCATTGATCTGCCATACTGTCCATTGCCATATTTTGAACTAAACGCCCCGTCAGATCTTTCTTAGACCATCTGGTTTGTACAATGATAATGGTACCCCCCGGTTGCAATCTCTGCCTCGGTCCAGATGTGTACCACTCATATGTATTATCATAAGCAACCGTGGACAATGCATCTTGTTCCGAGTGCGGATCATCAATGATCAACAAATCGGCTCCACGACCAGTCATTGCAGCACCCACCCCAGCAGCAAAATATTCCCCACCAGCACTAGTCTCCCAACGACCTGCAGCTTGGCTATCCGGTTTTAAGTCCGTCTTGGGAAAAACCTCAGCATAAATGGGATCGGCAATGAGGTCACGAACCTTCCTACCGAATCTTACAGCAAGTTCCGTGTTCATGGTAGCCTGTAT